ATTTGCAGTAATACCAGCGTTTGCTGTAATTGGTGAGGTATTTGCAGTAATACCAGCGTTTGCTGTAATTGGTGAGGTATTTGCAGTAATACCAGCGTTTGCTGTTAATACGCCAGTGAAATTACCACTAGCAGCTTGTAAATCAAAAACTCTAAAATATTGAGACATGATTTTATTTTTTAATAAACTTGCTTGGATTTTTTTCAAATTTTTTAGCTAAGGCGACAATTCCATTGATTATTTCTGGAGAAATAACTCCTATGACCCCGTAGGTGATTGCTTTATAAAGACTAGAAATATCAGTTTGCTCAAGTACAAACCAAGCTATACCAGATGCAATAGCTGCACTTAATATTTTTTTAAGTTGCTCTAAAATAGCTAATTCTCTATCAGAGGATAATAATCTTGCTACCATTGCGGCTGCACCAATTAAAGGTATTACCCATCCTCCATTTATAAATTCTTTAAAAAGAGATTTTTCTGGCTCCATTGTAAATTTATTTACACAAAAATATTTAAAATAATAAAAAAAATAGCTCCACTATTTTAGTGGAGCTGTTAGAATGAATAAGCTTATGATTTTAGTTGTTTTTATTTATCGTTTTTGGCCGTGAAGACTGTTTTTACAATTTCTTGACTATCTTTAATTTCAATTTGATCAACCCTACCACTAACTCTATTAGCGCAAGCCTTTGCCCACTTTAGAGCGTCCTCAAAAAATGAATTGTAGGATTGTTGATAATTATTTTTTGAATCGTATACTCGATATACCAAATCGTTTTTAATTGTAGCCATTGTTTTTAATTTTTATGTACGTATGTTTGGATAATAATATATAGTGTGATATAAATCAGTATTGCTTTATTCATTGAAATGACAATAATTCATATCTGAAGTAATGTCAAGAATTTTCTGGAAAAAATTCAAAAACAATTTTTCCAACAGAAGATTCATCGTCACTTATTATACCCTCTATGATGATTTTTTCATCTAAAAAAAATGTTTTTTTAATGTCTAGTATGTATTTTTTATCATTTAAAAATAAAAAATGAATTCCATTATCAAAAAATAAACGGGAATTTTTAAAATTTTGAGATGAAAAATTTTCAATCGGTAGATTTGTTCCTAAAATGTTCAACGAGCCTGTCATATTCCCAAGAAATTTCTATTAGTTCTGTATTATTATTTATCTCTAATTTACACACTTTATCAACTTTTTTGATGTATTTTAAAAATCTTTCCTTTTTATGAACTCTTCTTATTTCACCAATAATTTTCTTTTTCTTATATTTATCTAATACCCAGATTAAGCCTTCATGAAAAGAGTTGACCATTTCAGCATTAGAAAATCTTTTGGGTTGGCCAAACATAAATTCTAAATATAAATAATCATCTTTTTCTGAAATAAAGATCATTCCTATAAATTTTTTATTAATAAAACCACCATAAGCTTGGCAAGTACCTAAATAATCAAAAAAATCATCTATGCGTTGATTTCTTATTGAGGGAGATGGTAAATTACAAAAATCATAGGGTTTAGATGTCTTAAAAAAATCAAATAATTCTTCTTTTAATTGTCCCTCTAAAATTAAAGCTTTTTTATTTAATTTGAGTATTTTTTTAATTTTCATTACTTTTTGTTATTATATAAAGAAAAGTGTAAAATTAAACATGGGTCAAGGACAAGATAAAATATCTAGAAGTTTGTTGGATTTCCAACCTTCAGCTGTATTAGAGTTTTTTAAAATCTATCCAGATGCTGTAAATAAACCAAATACTTTTGTTTCTATTCATGGTGGATCTAATTTTGGAGGCTCTATAAATTGGCAGGGAGTTGCTTATAGACCTGTACCAGTTGAATCTGAAGGCTTTGAGATTAATGGGAATGGACAGCTTGCTAGACCAAAAATAAGAATTGCAAATGTTGATTATTTGATAACTAGTTTAATACAAAATAATAACGATTTGCTTTATGCAAAAATAATAAGAAAAAGAACATTTTTAAAATATATAGATAATAGTAATTTTGATGGCGGAAATCCATTTGGGCAACCAGATTCAACGGCAGAAATAGCAGAAGAAGAATATTTAATCTCGCAAAAAACAGCCGAAAATAAATTATATGTAGAGTTTGAGTTGACTTCTCCATTAGATTTGGAAAATTATGAAATTAATAATAGGATAATACTTGGAAGATATTGTACTTGGCTATATAGAGGTGAGGGGTGTAAATATCAAGGTGTCCCAAAAGAACAAGAAGATGGCGAAAATTTCTCTATTGAACCTACAACTAATCAAGGTCTATGGTCATCAACAAAAACTTATAGTGCTGGTCAATACGTTTATACCAATCATAATAGATTAACGGTAAATGGGCAATTAGTAAAAATATTTTACGTATCAAATACAAGTAATAATAAAGGAAATAATCCAGACAATAATCCTTCTTTTTGGCGAAAAGATGGGTGCAGTAAAACAATGACAGCTTGTAAAAAAAGATTTGGAAATTCTACACTTCCATTTGGAGGTTTTCCTGGAACAGATGGGTTTAGTTATGGATAATATTAAAAAAACAAAAAATATTAAAACAGTTTTTAAAACTATAGTTGATTGGTCAAAAAACAACCAAACTATGGAAATATGTGGTTTTATTGGATATGATCAAAAACAAGAGAAATATATCATTCAACTTGAAGAAAATTGCTCTGGAGATCCTAAAAATTTTTTTGCAATAGACGCTTTAAATTATTTAATTTTTAAAAATAAATATTCTATTGTTAGTGTGTTTCATAGTCATATTGTAGGCGATGAAAACCCTTCTGAATTTGACATAAAAATGTCAGAAAATTGTTGTGTGCCATTCTTAGTTTACGGATTAAATACTAATAAATTTAAAATTTATGAACCACAAAATAAAGAATATGACACAAATAAATTAAAAGATTTAATTAAAAAATTATGAAAGAGATTTTTTTGCATGGCATCTTAGCTAAAGAGTTTGGTTCTGAATTTAAAATTCAAATACCAAAGCCAAAAGATTGCATCAAAGCTTTAGATGCTAATTTAAATAATTTTATTAATAGAATTAATGATTTAGCAAGTCAAGGATTTCATTATACTATAATAGTAGATAATAAGAAGATACAAGATATTCAAGAATTAGAAATACAAAATAATTTTATAAGAATAGATTTGGTTCCTTTGATAGTGGGTTCTGGAGCTGTAGTTGGTGGATTAATATTAACTGGTGCTGCAAGTTTGGGCGGTGCTGCTACTGCCGCAGCGATGACTTCGTTTTTAGCGACTGGCCTTGGTAGTATGGTTGCTACTTTAGTTGGTGGATTAGTTTTAACAGCAGTTACTATGGGTCTGCAAATGTTAATGCAGGATAATAAAAATACTGTAAATGCTGCTAAATCAACTACTACGGCAATTAAAGAATCTTTTGATTTCTCAAATAAAGCTAATGTTGCTAATCAAGGCTCATCTATCCCAATTGGATATGGGAGATTAAAAGTTGGATCTCAAGTTATTCAATATACAGTAAAAGCATTTCAATCTCAAATCCCATTTAATGACATCGCCAAAAAATTCAATGAAGATACGACGAGTGTTACTAGTACTAAAGCTTTTGGCTGAAATATCCAGGTGGCTCTAGAACTTTTAGTGTTAAGGCTGTAGGTAAATTTACTGGATAAATATTATGAAACATTTACTTAAAAAATTAAATTTAGCTGGAGCTGGTGGCGGTGGTGGTAAACCTACCGTTAAACCCGCAGAACTAAATCCACCTCAACTTGGTATTCATCAAATGGCTGGATCTTTTGCCAATGCGGAAATATTAGATTTAATTTCCGATGGCCCTATTGAAGGGTTTGTTGATAAAGATGGCAATTTAGTAAATAATGATATATTTAAGGGTATTTATCTTAATGATACAGTAATAAAAACTAATGAAGGAAAATTTAATTTTGGAAATGTATTAGCGCAAGCTGTATTTGGTGAAGAAGATCAACAGCCAATGAAAAATTTTAAAAATGTTTATTTTGATACTTCATATAATGCTTCATTAAGAGGTCCATATAGACAAGCTGGTCAGGTTGATAGGATAAGTGAAAACACTGAAATAATCAGCAACAGCTATAAAGTATTAAGACAATGGAACGGTAAATATGGTGGATCAAATGAATGGGATGCAGTATACCCTAATCCTCAAGAGGGCAGTAATGATAGCGCTAGATTGGTTAAAGATAAAAGTTATACAGATTGGAATCAATTAGATAATGGAAATGAAATCGCAGATCCAATAACCCATGTAATTCACAATCCAAACGTAACATCATGTTTTATTTCTTTAAATATTGAAGCTCTACAAGACACTTTAACAAAAGATATTGAAAAGGTTAATAATGGATCAGGTGGAACTACGAAATTAGAAGCTGGAGTTAAATATCCAGGTGTTTTATTTGTAAGTGTAGAAACTGGTTTGATAAATGAATTAGGTGGTTATAATACAGAAGCAGTGTATAATTTTCGATTTGTCGCTTTGATTCAAAGTGAATCGAATGTGGATTTGGGGAATAGTGATGTAGCTCCATTTGCGCAATACTATAAATGGATTAAATCGCCTAATAGTGATCAAATATTTAATGCTTTTGCTTTGCCTCCAGTTACTATATCTGGAAAAGAACAAACATATCAAAAAAGATATATAAAAATAACAAGACAGTCTACAGAAACCTTTTCCTCTTTGGTTACAAAAAGAGTGAAGTTATCCAAAGTAACTGAAATCATACCCATAAATTTAAAATACCCATTTTCAACTATTGTTGGAACTAAAATAGATTCTAGGAGTTTCGCATCTATTCCATCAAGAATATTTGATGTAAAATTAAAAAAAGTAAAAATACCTAGTAATTATTTCCCAGTTGGTGATAATGGTGTTGATAAGAGGTATTTAAAAAATGCATCGGATACAAAAGAACTTGTTTACAATGGATTTTGGGATGGAAGTTTTCGTTTTGATTGGACAGATAATCCAGCATGGATATTATATGACATGTTATCTAGTAAAAGATATGGACTTGGGCAGTATATAAATGAAGATAAAATAGACAAATGGGATTTATATAAAATCGGAAGATTTTGTGATGCCGTAGATGGAGATGGGATTTTTGTTGGTGTTTCTGATTTAAGAGGCGGCTTAGAACCAAGATTTTCTTGTAATATTCTTTTTCAAGAGAGAACAAAATTATATGACAGTATTAATATGATTGCGGCCCTATTTAGAGGTATTGTATATTATAGTAATTCTGAAATAAATTTTGTAGATGATAGACCTAAATCACCATCCGCTTTGTTTGCAAACTCAAATGTCAAAGATGGATTTTTTAGTTATTCAAATTATAAAAGAGACGAACAATATAACGCAATGGAGGTTACTTATATTGATAGATTTGATAATTTCGAAACTAAAATAGAATACGTTGAAGACGAAGAGGATATAAGGAAAAGAGGGATGTTCAAAAAAACCTTAAATGCAATGGGTGTTACATCAAGAGCGATGGCCAGAAGAATTGGGCAACATTTTATATTTCAAACGATTAAAGAAAATCAATCTGTTACTTTTATGGCTGGTCTTGAAAGCCTTCTTTGTAAACCTGGAGATTTAATTATTATAGAAGATGAATTAAAAACATTAAAATCTAATTTTGGAAGGGTATTAAATGTCGATAAAGTTTCTAGAAAAATAAGATTATCAGAAAAACATAATTCAGACGATTTTTATAATAAATTAACTGTTTATACACCAACAGGAGTTTCTACATTAAATCAACAAAATAATCCAAATGGTGATCAACAAATAATTGATTATAGAAATAATTCTCTTGTATCAAGTATATCTCAAATCACAACTTTTACTAATATAACCAGTATAGAAAATAAAGATTTTGGTTGTGAAGTTACTGTATCTCCAGCTGATATAAATTCAAATTTAATTCAATATATTTCGGAAGGAAGTGTTTATAGATTCAAAAGAAAAAATACTGATGATAAAATTTATAAAGTTTTATCTATTAAAGAAGAAAATCCAAATGAGTATCAAGTTATTGCTACAAAATATATTACTGGAAAATTTCAATTTATAGAAGAAAATAAAAGTATTCAATACAAAGAGGATTATTATGGTGGGGGTGGGTCACATACTGATGTAATTACTGAAACTTTACAAACACCAGATAATTTAGAAATTATAACACAAAAAATTTCAAATAATTGGAGACTAAATGGAACATGGGATTCTGTGCCAAATGCCACTGGATATCATGTAAAATGCAGTTTTCCAAATGGAGTTATTGAAGAAAAAGAAATTAATCAAACTTCTACATTTTTTTCAATTTCCGCTATAGGTACTTATATATTTTCTGTGGCTGCACTAGGAGATCCATTTAATCCAATTAATAAAACATCTTATTATGATTCTGATTTTACTGAAGATTCATTATTCTTTATTAATTATGACGATGAACAATTAGTGCAGGTTGATAGATCGTATATGCAAGATATAACCATTAATTAACATGCCAATTTATACTAAAGCTGGAGAGGGAGCCATTAATCAATTATCAATTGATTCGGAAGACGTATTAATTGATCCTTATACGCAGAATCCAATATATCAATTTGGACAAAAATATTTACTCAATCAAGATTTAAATAAAGTTTCTACTGGTATCTCTGTAGGTTTAGCGACTAATACAAATTTTGAATTTGATATTTCAAATAGATTGAATCAAATATTAACAGATTCTGATATAGAAGATGATGTTTTTTTTAATGGTATTAAAGTTGATATTTTAAACAAAAATAGTCAATTAATATTTAATGATTTTACAGGTGGATTTATAAATACTTTTGAATTCACAAAAGAAGAAAATATTTCTAAATTTGGTGCGTATCAAAAAGATTTTGGTATTAGAGTGAATATAGATGATAAAACAAATCTATCTGATCATGTTAGTGAATTTTATGTTTATAGAAATCCACTGTATATAAAAAATGTATCAGTTACAGATAAAGATGGACTTTATTTTAATCCACAACCAATTGGATATCAATCATATGTGCCTATCGTTGAAGAGGGTCAATATTTAACACCAACAGATATTGGTGCAAACTCATTTTATGTACAAAAATATAAATTAACAATAAATAATAAAAATATTTTATTTAATTTTAAAATTGTATTTGCAAAACAAACTCAAGAATCTATAAAAATAACTTGGGGTGATTCTACTGAAAATATTCCGTTTTACTATAATAATGGAGTATTTGTTGGTCCAGGTGTCACAGTAACAAATACAGCTACTAATGATTTAATATTTCTTAATGCAGGAATTAATCAAATAAATGGTAAAACTTATGAGTTTACAGTCCCTCATGATTATATATCTAATGATCCTCAAAATTATATTTTAAATATTTTATTAGATGATATTAATTTAACCCAATATCAACAATTAAGTTCATATCAAGCGTTTATACCAAATGCTTTTACTGCAAATGGTAATGGCATTTTGGTATCAAAGGAATCAATTAGTGGAAAAATTGATTTTAAAGTTAATTTTTCAAATGATCCCTCTTTTACTTCTTTTGATAAAGTCTCTATTTACGGAAGGGATAGTTCAAATGTTCTAATCAATAGTACTTATTTTATTAAGGATGCTCCATTATTTACTCCAGACTCAAATAATAATTATAATTTTTATATTGGCGAAGAAGAAATAAAGAAAAATAAAAATTATTGGTTTTATCTAGTACCTCACAGTGAATCAGCTACAGGTTTTGCATGGAAGGTGGGTCCATATAAATTGGATAAAGCTATAGTGGATACTAGGGCTGATATAGCTGGCAAAAGCTTTAGCACTCAGGGTCTAAAATCTTTTTCTTTTTCAGAAATAAAAGAGGGTGAACTATTAAGTTTTGATGAAAGTGTAATTGATAAAATTGAATTAGGATCTGGAATATTGTGCTCTGAGTATTTAGCGAGTGTTATTAGTGATAATAAAGATGTATGTAGTTCTAAAATAATTATTACAAATAACTTTGAGAATTTAGACGAATTAAAACAGCAGTACTATATAACAGAATATGCTATTAGTGAAAATTCTTTTATAGATTATTTTGTTGAAGAAAGTGGTAGTAATTTACTCCTAAAAGCAAAAATCAACAATAACATTGATTCTATAGATCCAACTGCGTTTTATGTCGTACATAAGACAAATCTATATAAATTGGCAGAAGAAGATGAATTATAAAACTTGGTAAACTTGGAAATCTGGAGACTGATCTTTTTTGAAGTCATTTTTAAAAATGGATAAATTAACCTTCTCTTTTGATCCATCTTTTAAAGTTACCTCTACAAACCCAGAAAGATATTGTTTGTCTATTTTTGTTTTTTTAATCCAAAATGCTCCTATTTTTTTGTCATTCCAATTACTCTTCTGCATTTAAAGTTTTTTTAATTTCATTAATAAAAATTGGTTTAGCATCAGATGATAATTTTTTATATTGCTTTTTTAGGCGTTTATAAACTCTTTTTGAAATATCATCATTGGGGTTGATTAGCCTTCTTAATTCTTTAGATTTTTTATTATTCATAGTTTTGCAATAAATGTTTGAGTATCTTTTATGAAACCCATTTTTTCATAAAATTTCTTAACTTCTTCTGAATTTGGGTGCTTGTATACCCTTGTCATACATATGTATTTAAATTTTTTTTCTCTAGCGAATTTAACCGCTTCTTTGAATAGTTTATATCCAGCTTTTGGGTTCTTAGATAACCAAAGAAATTCTGAGAAAATTGGTTCGCCAAATTTGATACTTTTTTCGTTTACAAAAACAATTAAAGCATCATATTTTTTGCCATTAAAATTGGCCCAAGCAAAAACATCCCAAGCTAAAAGATATTTATTGCAAAAACCATTTATTATGGAATCTTTATTATGCTTCAGTAAAAAATGACCATGATTTTCGTTTTCAAAATCAAATAATTCATATATATCTTCTGCGACTTTTTTACCTTCTTCTGGATCTAGTATTCTTTTTATCATTTTTTACTAATAATTGATAGCAATAATCTAGCTTCTTTTGCTGGGATATCTTCAAACTTATTCCATTCTTTAACTGACTCATTTCTATAAGCCTCGGATGACCATAAATCTCTTAAAAGGTTTTTAAAATCTTCAAAATTTGAAACATTATGTTTCTCTCTTAGAACTTTTTCTAGAATATTGATTGGTGTGATAGGAACAATTGATGAATGGTAATCTGTTTCCTGTAAACCAGATGGAAATGCAGTTTTTGATTTATCTATCTCATCAGCGCCAACAATATGAATATTTAGGAAATTGCGAACACAACGGACAAATGCACGATTACAAGCAATTGTTTCTAAAAACTTAATACAGAAATCATCGGTGTTCTCCGCTGATGCATTGGCGGCATCTTCGAATGTAATAACTCTATTATCTGTTTCATAGATACCAATCCATTTAATCTTACATACGGCTGTTACATAATTTTTCTCAACATGAGATAGAGTATAAGAAATATCATAGTAGCCTCTAAGTTTAGCTAGTTCTTTAATGCCTCCGAGCATTATTAGAAGTTGATTATCTGCTAATCCTTCGATTGAATTAGGAAATTCTTTTTTGCGCAAATCAAACCAACCTTTATTAGGGTAAAGGAATTCATTTTTAATCATTTTCCTCCAATTGATAGATCCATCATTATTAAAGTGATAGTTTATACTATTAAGTAAACCATGTTCATTTCTTGAATATTTTTGAAATGGACTGATAGCTGATTCCTCAGCTGTATTTTCAATAACTTCTTCTTTGACTTCAACTGGTTGTTTTTGTTTCGTTTTGCTCATAAATATAAAAATGATCTAGTTCACTCCAATATTCATTATTATCTAATATGTAAGACATCTTGTCAACCATTTTTTGTTTAATTAACCAGTGAGCTTTGCTTGCGAATACATCATCGCCTTCAACTAAAATTTTATTAGAGAGAAATTTGCAATTTTCGTGCGCATTTTTTAATTTATTTTTATTTACAGTATATAAATTAACTGGATAATCAAAATATTTATTTTTAATAAAGCCTAAATCATCTTCATTTTTTACTAAAATTTGAAATTCAATTTTATATCTTTTTAAAATATTAAAATATTCTTCAGGTATTGAATCAGAATCTTTGTCAACTATTAAAGATAGTTTTTTAATATTGTTTTTAATTTTTAGTAGACCTTTGTGCTGTATTATTTTATCGGTAATTATTGCAACTTTATAATTTAAACAGTATTGTAGGAATACTTCTTCATTAAATCCATAATCAGTTCTAATGAATATTATTTTATTTTTATCTAAATTATTATTAAATGATTTATCTGGGATGACTTCTATGACCTCCTCATTAAATAGAGAGCCAATATGAATTGTTTTAAAGTTGATTGTCTTTTTTTGTTTTAAAATCGTCAAAACAGCTTCCGCTATTTCTTCTGGGTTTATGGTGTTTATTTCACTTTTATTATCTATTAAGTTGAGACAAGGTTTATTTGACCATTTTGCAGAAATGTCAATTTTTTCATTTTTTCTAGACCAGTATCCATTTGAGATAGATGGATATATATTGCCAAATAAATTAATAATAGGTATGTTTTTAGAGCTTGCATAATGAGAATAAACATTGTCAACGCCAATATATAACAAAGATTTTGATATTATATAGGCGTATTGTCTGAATGATAAATTAGATAAGCATTTGCTTATATTATTGATTGGTTTTGAATTACAATCTATCTGTATGATTTTTATATTATTTTCAATCAAAAATGGTTTCAATAATTCTAAAACCATATTATAATGCTTATAATGTTTTGATTGGATTTTATCTTCAGAATAAATAACTATATATTTTTCATCACAAATTGGAAAATAATGTTCTGAAATTATTGGTTTTGAAATATAAACACCTAAACTTTTTGCGTATTCTTCTAAAATATGTGACATAATTATTTATATAATGAAAATTGATTTTTAGCTAAACCATTATGAATATAAGAGATATTTTTTTGTGTAGTCGTATGTGGATGAAATGCCAATTGAAAAAACCCATTAGAGTCACCAACCCCTTCTAGCATGAATTGATTTTCTAAAATTGGTGAATATGGTAAGCATTTATAAATAAATGGATTATCTTCTATGTATTCAAAATATTTTGGATCGGTAAATATATATATGTTATATGTTGGGTATTGCTTTTTTAAATTTTTTATCAAAGAATTAATTAATAATACATCTGTTTCTGATTGTGGAATAATTATGGCAATCCTTTTGCCTTCGTCTTCCTTTGAAAACAATGATGAAAATTCTATTTTTTTGTTTTTTAAATTATTTTCTTTTGCTATTTTTATAAAATGATCTACCACCTGATCAGTATTTATTTTTTCATTCGTTATTTTATTTCTCCATATCTTAAATGCATTGGAATTAAAATCTATATCTTCATTTAAAATATTTTTGTGAATGTCTATAATAAATTCTTCAATAGACATCTGCCCTTTGGATGGTTTATAATATTCATTAAACTTTGTTTCTGAATTAGAGAAATCATAATTATGATCTGGCATGGAATCAATAATTTCTTCCAATTTTCGACCTATTACTTCTACTGAAAAATTATCAATAACCCAATTTCTAGCTATGACTCCAATTCTATTTTTTTCTTCAGCGTTCATATTGTAAACCTTTTCTAGGTTTAATGCTATGGATTCTGGAGATGTTGAAGCTTTGATAAATTGAGTTCCTGGTTCTCTATATTCACTCCATTCAAGCGGGATACCACCGCTTTCTTCTGTGCAGTTCTCTTCGCCACAAGAATAATTAGTTACTAGTGTAATCAACTCCGTAAGTTTAGCTTCTTGAATTGGAATCTCTTGCCCTCCGCTTGTAAATGGGTGGCAATAGACATCCATTAAATTATAAATTTCATTTAATTGTTTTTCATTTACTCCGTGGGTAACATTAGTGGTATTTAATGTGTTATTTTCTCCACATGAATCACAATTTTGTTGTTCTCCGCTAAATGGTTTTATTTTATATGTATTGCAATTATTACAAAAATAAGTAGTAATAATATCATTGTGATCAATGCCCTTTTCATTTAAAAAATTAATAATATTCCACCCTTCTGACCAGCAGGTATGTAATAATAGTTTGCATTTGGATTCTGGATTTTTGTTTTTGAAAATCTTAAATCCATCTAAAAGATTGGGAACCGACTTTCTTAATTGATTTCTGAATACAAAACCGATAACAAAAGAATCTAAATCTATATTGTTTTGGAGTCTTAATTCATTTCTTTTTTGAATATCTAATTTATAAAAATTATGAATATCTACTGATCCATGTAATGTTTTTACATGATCATAGCCCATCTGTTGAAATGCTTTTTCTGCAAATGAAGACCACACATAATAGTTTTTTATTTTTGGTGCATACTCAATAGCTTGGGGTAATATTGGAAGACTGTCTAGTGTAGTCCATACCATACAATTTATTTTATTCCACCAAGGTTTTGTATGAAATTGATTGAATGCCCAGATATCCTCTATACCAATATAGACATCTGGTTTTACTGTATTAATAATCTGGTCAATCATTAATCCTCCATAGCCAGCAACCCTTTGTTCGTCTTGATTTAAGTTCTGAATTGTTTCTATTGGCGGTAAAGTGCCATAGCATTGCCACGGAGTTGAATTTGTAATTTGATTTTTTCTAAAATCATGTCCATTTGCAGCTTCAACAATATTATATTTATTTGTTGAATAAAGATATCTTAAAATATTTTTTTTATTTTTACCAAATCCTGTAAAAGCTTTACAAAAATTAGAATGCATTAATACTGTTTTTTTATTTTTCATTTGAACTTATGCGAAAAGAATAAATTTGATTTAATGCAAACTTAAAAAATTGAACTAATGAATAAGCTTCTGCCATTTCTAAACCTATGCCAAATTTATTAGCAGAATTCCTTGTTACTGAAAATGAAAATGCTTTTTGGCCATTCTTTTTTGTGTATGGCTTGAATGATATTGCGGTTTTGTTTTCTTCGTAGGTATGGAAAGCTGAAAATTCTGAATATTGTTCTATTGCATAAATAAATCCACCAAGCTCATTTTCATTAAATTTTAAAGAAATTGATTTTTCTGGATTTTTAAAATTTTCAGAGAAAGATCCATTTTTTGTTTTTTCATTCCATGAAAATTGTTGTATAGCAGTCATAAATACTGCTGGCTCTTTTGATTTATTTGCTACTCCAATTTGGAATCCAAAAGCGCAACCGCTATTACTTGAGTTTGGTTTATAATACTGGACAATCATGATATATGATTGTTGATATATAAAAAAATTCAATAAATTTGAAATTTTATTTTAAAAAGGGTTCTGTTAATGTTTTTAAAAAGAATTCTTTATTTTCAAAGAAACGCCCTATAGTTAAAAATCTTTGATAATTATCTGAAAATTGCGAAGACAGATAAATAAGTTTATCTTCTCTTAGAGATCTAAATAAATATATTTCTTTAAAATAATCAAAAATTATATTAATTATTTTTTTTCTAATCGCTATACTTGAACACAAAATATATAATTTTTTATTTTCTTCAAAATTTATATTAAAATAATCACAAAATTTAATAAGCATTTCTCTTTCTAATTTTTGATTATATCCAATTGATATAAATAAATCAGCTAAATCTAAAAAACAATGAGATGAAAAACAATCACTAAAGTTTATAAATTTAAATAGGCCATTTCTATGTAAAATGTTTTTCCCAGTTAATCTGCCGTGACATAAAAAATTTTCTTGATAAAGCCGAGGATCTGTTAAATTTTTTAATTCATCTTTTAAATTTTCAATAAATTCATTTATTTTATCAAAATCGTTGTTTTCTTTTATTAGATTAATGCACTCTTCTGGAAGGGAGTTTAAATCGTTTTTTTTAAAAAAGTCGGTTAAATGATTTTTATAATTGTTCGTACTTTTTTTTGAATTTTGAAATATTTTATAGGAATAACAAAAATTATCAAATTCTGTTAATATTATGGAGTTGCCAAAACTACAAACAGATTCAGCGTTTTCGAATGTAGTTAATAAATAGGATATTTCATCTCCAATTTTTATTTTACCGCTTTCACATAAAAAAGGTGAAATTTTTGGATTTATTTTTTTTAAATTTTTAAATTCATTTTTAATCTCTTTGCACTCTGGATCTAAAGAAACTTTTAAACAAAAAGAAACTTTTTTATAGTCGAATTTATATAAATCAAATTCGTCGTTAATGCTTAATAATTCTATATTAGATGGTGATTTAATAGGCTTGTTAATTTTATTTAAAACAGATTTGATAAATTCAATTTCTTTTTCTGAACATCTTTTTTTATGAGATGTATAAAATAATCTATCCCTAAATAAATTAACATTGTTCATAATAAATATTAACAAATAAACCCCATTTTTCAATGGGGTTTATTTATATAGTGTTGTTTTTAATTAAGAATTAAAGGGTCGAGCCAACGCTTCTTTCTGAAATCCTAACTCCAATAACACTTGACTTTGCGAGCTTACGCTCCAAACCATTGTTTCTATCATAAATAGAAACATATGATGGACTTTCGTTAACAAAGCGAGCATTAATTGATTCTCCTTGCTTGGTATAAAGGCCGAAGAAACGACCTTTACTTTGACGAATTGCTCCCATAATTTGATTCAATGTTGCATTTTTCATAGGTATTTATATTACTCTATAATAAGATTGCTGTCAATAACTTTTATTGAAACTTTTTTCAAATTAGTATTCTTAATAATAAATCTAGCGATTGGAACCTGTAATTCTGAACGAACTAAATCTTTAATATCTCTTGCATGAAGGTTTTTAGTTTTAAATTTATTAAAAATAAAATCATCTACCCCTTTGTTAAATACTAATTTAAAATTCTTATTGTTTAACTTTTCTTTAATTTTGTTGATTTCAAGATGGACAATTGACGCAAGTTGCTCATCTTTTAAATCATCAAATATCAATAATTCATTAATCCTAGAAATTAACTCTGGTTTTAGATATTTTTTGACGGATTCTGTATAACAATCATTATTCTTTATTTCTTCTTGAATAAATCCAAGTGTTTTCTTTTTAGTTTCTTGATATCCTATATTGCTTGTCATTACGACAATAGATTTGGTGAAGTCGATTTTTCTATTAAGATTATCATTCACATATCCTTCATCCAGCAAATGTAATAAAAGATTAAGTATTTGTGGATCACATTTTTCTATTTCGTCAAATAATACTACACAGCTAGGATTATTTCTAACGAATTCTGTTAAAAGCCCACCTTCTTCATATCCAATATAACCAGCATTAGCCCCAATCAATTTACTGATACCTGTCTTCTCTTGGTATTCGCTCATATTGATCTGAATAAAGGCTTTCTTATTGCCAAAGTAATGCTCTGCGATCTTCTTTGCTGTGTAGGTTTTACCAACGCTAGTTGCACCAACAAACAATAAATTGCATAAAGGTTTTTTATCGTCATTCAAGCCGATTTTAGCGCACGCAAGGATATCAGAAATTTTACCAATGTTCTTATCTTGGCCAAAGATGTCTTTTTTCATTTTTTGATCAAAGTTGATAAATTCATCTGTTTCTGGACAGATTGATGATACTGGTAAATTTATTTTAGAAGCAACCACCTCTAGAACATCTTTTTGTTTGATTTTAAATTTATTTTTCAATACATTTTTATTAAAAAGTGTGATTTTATCTATGTATTCTTTTAATAAGATTTCATAAAAAAGCTCTTCTTCTTTGCTTGATAAAGCATAATCATCTGATAATTTGGACGAAATCTCATCTTGAATTTTTTGAATATCTGGAGGTATTTTTAATTTTTTAACTTTAACCTTTGCTCCAACTTGATCAATAACATCAAAAGCTTTGTCTGGAAATTTTTTATCTAAAATATACTTATCGCATAAATCTACAATAAGATCTATAATCTCTTCTTCGTATTTTACAAAATGAAAGTTCTCATAAAACTTAATGGAATTTTGAATAATTTTTTTTGTCTGTTCTTTATCTGGTTCATCAATTATGATTGAATCGAACCTTCTTTTCATTGCGGAATCTTTTTCAAAGAATTTCTTATATTCGCTCGTAGTTGTAGCTCCAATGCATTTGATAGAACCTCTTGCTAGTTCTGGTTTAAGCATGTTTGCTGCATCCAAAGATCCTTCTGCGCTTCCAGTGCCAATGATTGTATGGATTTCATCAAAAAATAAAATAACATTTTTAAATTCAGATGCAGCTTTGATTAGGGACTTGAATTTTTCTTCAAATTCACCTCTATATCTTGTGCCAGCAACCATTGATGCAATATCTACACAATGAATCTCAAAGCCAGATAGATTGGTTGGAACTTTATTTTGAACTATTCTTTGGGCAAGACCTTCTACAATAGCTGTTTTACCAACCCCAGCATCTCCAACTAAAATAGCATTGCTTTTTGTTTTTTTAGATAGAGTTTCAATTAATTCATCTATCTCCTTATCTCTTCCAGAGATTGGGCTAATTGAATTATTAATTACTTGATCATTTAAACATATACAATATTTTTGTAATGGTTCGTATTTTTTAGCTAATGATTTAGTATCTGAAATTGGTGTTTCGCTTGTATTAGTATCTGATATTGATTGTCCAGAATTATTGTCGATGATTAATGACTCAATCATTGATTTGAGTTTTTCTGTATCTACTCCAGATTTAAATAGATGCTCAGAAAAGAATAAAGAGCATTCTAATATCGAGTATATAATGTGTTCTGAGCCAATATAATAATTATCATATATCTCTGAAAAAGATTTCGCTGCGACCATTACATCATTGACTTCTTGATGCCAACTACCGCTATTTTTATTGGCTTTGAAAAAATTAGGTTTTTCCTTTTGGAGTTTTGTGAAAATTTCAATATAACTATCAATTGATAAGTTAATATCGTTGTTTTTTACGTTCCTCCAAAAAGAATCCGCAGCATTTGCTAAACACCCATAAAAAACATGAGCGTTGTTGATTAGAGTGTGCTCATTATCGCTGGCAAATTGTTTTGCAAGTTTGTATGCTTTTTTTGCTCTTGGAGTTAGATTAAAATCGTTAATTCCCATCATCATAATTACACTTATTTTAGTTCAGAAAGTTTCATATAAATCTTATCGTTTAGTATATTAATTTTATCAATAAAAACGATGTCATCTCCCTTCGATCCTTCGATGATAATTATATCATCTTTTGATGGAAGCTTTTTACCAGAGTTTAAATACTCAGTCAATCTTTCTTTTTGCGATCCATCCATAAATAATCCACATACAGCGCCTAAATCATCTTGTAGTTCTAGTCTGGCGTATTTATTTCCATTAGAGCTAGTTCTTTTTATAATATCTGTGAGTATGCCAACAAATTGAATATTTGAGCGTTGCTCAGAATGTCTAACTTCCTTGGAAGAAATTAGTGATTTAATCTCATTGTTTTTAAATATTTCTCTAATGTTGTAAGAATAACTATATCCCAAAAGTTCTTTTTCAAAGAACCAATTTGCATATTTAATATGTTTTCTATTTATTTCGTATATTTTTTTGTAAGGTTCATACTTTTTCTTAAATGTATTAAATCTCTTTTCGCTAAAGAGGACTTTATTATCGTCTCCTAGTTTTTTATTTTTAAATACATCATGAATACAATTTAAAACATCAAAGTCGTATTGATTTCCAATCTCCAAAACATTTCTCTTCTCTCTGTCTGTCAGGATATTAAATGCCTGAGCCTCTAAGACTAGACGACATCTATCCTTCGTGACAAATGAATCTAAAAGACCCGCTTGAATTAAACCAGAAAGACATCCTATATTAACTCCAGATTGCTTGGCTGAGATAAATACTTCATACTTATTGCGGAAGCATCCTTCTCTAAACTCAAGTAGTGACTCTAAAACTTTATCTGATACTCCTTTAATACAATTTAATCCATATCGAATATTTTTATCTTCTATTTTAAAATCAATATCTGACTTGTTAAGATCTGGTGGCAATAATTTTATGTCAAACAAAGATAATTCTTGAGAAATTTTGTGAATTTCTTCATGAGCATTTGGTTCAAATCTAGCAAATTTTAATAAACTTAAAAAGAATTCTTGTGGATAATTAAATTTTAAATAAACTGTAATTGACGCTAAATAGGCGTAACTAATTGAGTGAGACTTATTGAATGAATAATTGGCTGAATCTTCTGCAACTTTCCATAAAACTTCACTAATCACTGGATCAAGATTATTAATTGACACCTTTTCTTGGATCTTGTCTTTCCAAGCAGCCATTTGATCCACCTTCTTCTTGCCTACGATTCTTCTTAATTGCTCTGACTCATCTAAACTGAATCCTACTTTTACAGCCATTTTCATCAACTGCTCTTGATAAAGAGGAATTCCACCAGTATAACTCAAAATGTCATCAAAGAATGGGTGTACAGATTGGAAGTCTCCTGTTCTAACGTACTCAGCATATCTGTCTTTGAAGTCTAATGCTCCAGGTCTAGCTATCGCAACCACAGCAGAAAGCTGTTCTAGGTTTTTTGGAGCTATCTGCTTACATACTTTAAAGTTTGTATCTGCTTCGATTTGAAATAATCCCTGTGGAGCTTCAAGGCACGCTAGTGCAGCATAGATGGATTCATGTTGGCAGTCAATATCTGCCGCATTGATTCCGATGCGCTTACAGATGTCATTGACGACAGAGAGTGTTCTGAGGCCCAAGATATCGAATTTAACGCTCAAGCTCGCTACGTCATTCATATCATAACCAGAAACAAGTGCTCCGTCATTTGTGAGCTGTAGAGGCATGATATCTTCAAGGCCGTAATAACTAATACATATACCAGATGGATGAACTCCTGTGTTTTTATTGAGACCTTCTAGTTTTTTAGCCACCCTAAATGCCCTTTTATATTTATCGGCATATTTTTTAAATAACTCGCTCTCTTCATATGCAACCTTTAATTTTGCAACCTTACCAAATTTTTTAGGAATGGAGTCACTAATTTCATTTACCTGTGTCTCAGAAAGCTCCGAAACTATTTTACCACACTCTTTGATGCAAAGTTTGCCACTTAGCGTATTTAAAGTTAAAATCTTTGAAGTTCGACCTTTGTATTTTTCATTGATATAATTAATCACTTCCATTCGCCTATCATAACTAATATCATTATCAATATCAGCCAATAAGCTCCCATCTAGATATATCTGTCCATTGTGTTCTATTTTTTTGGCTCGACTCTTGGAAACAAATCTTTCAAAGAAAAGATCGTATTGAATAGGGTCAATGTTAGTTACGCCAATTACATAAAGAACAAGAGAACCTGCAGCACTTCCGCGCCCAGCACCAGTTGGAATAGATGTTTCTTTGCAGAAATTTAAAATGTCCCAATTTAATAGAATGTAATCAATAAACCCTAATTCATTAAGAATGTCTAGCTCCTCTTTTAATCTTTCGTAATACTTATTAACATCATGTTTCTTATCAATACCCTTTAAGATTACTCCTTTATAACAAAGTCTTCTTAAAAAATTAAAATTTGATGAGTTAGGATCGCAACCAACATAGTCATAATACTTTTTATCGATTTTAATTTCTGGTAATTTTACGCCAACTGGGAAAGGTGTTTCGTATTTTGAGTAGTTTTCAAATTTCATAATTCAATATCAAAAAGTTGTTTTCTAAAGATTCTAAAATTCATCTCAATGTCATACATAGCGTCATGTAATCTTTTTGGATCGTGTGGTATGTCATACTTTTTCAATAAAGTAGCTTGAGATGTTTTTAAACCTCTTTCTTTGTGATTTAAAAGTCTATATTGCCAACTTAATAAATTTTCCTTTTGTAATGGTATTTCTTTTGCTATTGCCGTTGCAATAGATTTTGTATCAATGATCCTATTAATGAATGAATAATCTGAAGGCAGACCTATTTCTCTCCTCCAAATATTTACCATATAAACATCAAACCCAAGAAGATTTTGACCGATAATTAAATTATTTTCATCTTCTAGGTATTTAGAGAATTTATCAAAGACATCTTTGGGGTCTAAACTCCTCCTGTCGTAGGCTTGTTTAGAGAAGCCAGTAATTTTTGCCGCCTCATCAGAAATGTTTAGATCTTCCCATCTTATATAAAGATCGTGTTTTTCTAAGACTTTATCTCCTTCCGCCAGAATCCAAGCAACTTGCCAGGGACGAGAATTAATTAAATTCAAGCCCTCTGTTTCTGTGTCAAAAATTAAATATCTCTGCTTCTTATTAAATCTTAGTAAGTTCTCTTTCATGATTTTCTAAATAACTTTCAAAACAAAATTCATTACTACCAAAATGATTTAAATTTGGATTAGATAGCGATGATACTTTACCAAAAGATCTATTGCATAGAATCTTGTAAGTCTGCAAAGCTTCATAATCTTTCCTACTCTTATAGAAAATTGATTTACATAAAACAGTATTATATTTTTTATCATAATTTGTGAATTTTAAAACAAGATCTTCAATCAAAGAATCAAATGGCAAACCGTTTCTCTCTATCAAAAATGATGGTTTAATTTTGTTAAAGTCTGGTATGCAGTTGTTTAAATACATACTATTATTAAATATAAAAGAGTCGTAAAATGGAATAACTAAATCCAAGTCCTTTGTCCAAATAGAGTTTAAATAATTAAAATCAATCTTATTTTTGCCGACTAAGGATGTAAACGTGGATATTTTATTTAATAAAGTGCAACCATTATCATTCTTTGCAAAGATGATAATTTTATGATTTGATAAATTTGAATCTTCATCAATATCATTGCAACATGTTAATCTCAAACCAAAGATTAATTGCATATCGTTTTCTTTGCATAAATTATGGCTTTTAATAAAGCCCGTCATGCAGTCTTCAACTAGAACAAGCCTATCAATACCATTCTCTTTGCATATGTTAATGATGCTATCTGGACCATCCAAATCGTCAGATTTTTCGATTGTAAGTATACTCTTGCCTATGGAGTAACAAGATTTAAAAATAGGTATCATACCTATATATCGTAGCATGATTAATCAACAAAATCAAGAAGAAAAGGCTGGGCAACCAGCGTAATATTTCATCTCATAACTGCCATCGTCAGGAACCAGAGTTTCTTTAAAGTCTTCTTCCATAACCGATGAAACAAATTCTCCTTTTTTATTAAAAATATGATAATAAAAAAAATCAAACCTCATTGGGCAATTCCATTTTTTAGTTCCATCTTTTTTGAGTTCTCCTTTTTTGGATGCAAAACCACATAATAATTTCCCACTAAAAGATTTATCTGATGGATAACCTTTATAATGAGCCATGTTTTTTTTAGCATCTTTTTCAGAAAAATTGTCTAAATATTTTTGTATTTCGGTTAATTGCACCTGAAAGCCAAAAAGCTCTTCATCTGTAATGGGTTTCATTCTTATGATACCAGAATTTTTTGACTCTTCATCTAAATCAAATTTAAGGAATAAAAACTCGCTTTCTCTATTATGAAATTCTGGAAATAGTTTTTTAACCGCAAGACTGTACATTAAGTCTTGCATATTATCTGTTATTTCTTTTCCAGAAAAAACTGACTTACTGCTTTTAAAATCTCTAATTAGAGCGAATTTTTTATTTTTATACAGAAAAAGCTTATCAATAAATCCTTTTATTTTATATTTAATTAATCCATCATCCTCTTCAATATCAAAAGATTGTTCTGACAAAGATTTGAATGGGGTCGCATTTTGATTGCCAAAAAAATCATAAGACAAACCATTAAATGTCATTTCTTTGATTAAATTGATATTATCTTCATCGTCTACACCTTCTTTTTTGGCGTGTTTTAAAACAAGTCTCTTTATGGATTCAACACAAAAAATATCTTGTTGTTTAATAATTAAATTAAAATGTTTTTTTCTTTTTGGATTGCCAAGTAATTCAAATATTAAATGACATATAGATCCTCTCTTAGCGCCATCATTACTCGGATCTGGCATCTTAAGATGATATTTAGCCCAATACAACCAAGAGCATGACTGCGCTGTCTTTATTCTACTCGCAGAAAGAGATGTTTTAAAATTGCTCATTGTAAAGTTTTTTGAATTTTTTAATATCGTTGATATTAAAATGGGCGCTATTTTTCTCTATGAAATCTATAATAAATTCTAATTGTTTTCTTTGATCTAGTTCGGCATTGATCCAATTATTAAAATCATAATCCTCTTCGTGTGCAGCATTAAAATCATTATATGGTTTTGGTGGTAATTTTATTATAAGTTGATCCAAGTTAAAAAATTTACTTAAAACGATAAATGTTTTTATAGATGAAACAAGTCCATGATTTTTACTTGATTCAAAATCATTATTATTTGATATTATAATTTTATTAATTTCTTTGCTGCTTAAATACGATATAATATTAGAGTTTATACCCAAACCAAATGTAACAAGTGTATTTTTTATTCCTTGTTCAAATAATGACATGCAGTCACCTATGCTTTCAACCAAGATGACTTCTTTTTTTTCTGAAATAATCTTATCAACATTGTCTTCGGATGGTACATAAGCTGGATAAATCCAATTTCTTCTTTTTCCCAAATGCTTCCATTTTGGATAGTCATTATTATCATCTACTTTTCTGCCAGAAAATCCAACGATCTGTTCATGCTCATTATATATAGGAAAAACCATTCTTCTGTACATTTGACCAACTCCAGCCAATCCAGTCTTAAAAAACTTTTGAGTTTCTTCTGAGATTTTTCTGTTCTTATAAAAGTTATAATTTGGAAATAATCTTTCTAAAATTGTATTCGGGTAAACGTTTTCCATTTGTATTAATTCTCTTGGTGTGTATTCTACTACCTCTCCATTCAAAATATTTTTTAATATTGAATTTAATTGTTTTTTATCATGTTTTAATGTTAGCTTTATTAAGGCTTCGATTGGTTTTGGTCCTTGATTGTCTACGAAATCAGTCCAAACACCAGTATTTTTATATATTTGAACAGCAGTTTTATTATCCCCATTTCTATATAAAGCACTTGTTCTCCAATGATTTCCGCAATCAATTAACTGATATCCTATTGATTCTAAAATATCTTTAATTTTATTAGAATCTATCAAAGTCTGGGATTTCATCATTTTCGTTATCATCATCTAGTTCTGTTCCTTCTAAAGCTCTTGCAATATCTCTCAAATCTCCACATTCTTTAATGTTAAAGTTTCTAAATTCAAGATTAATAAAGTTTTTTCTTAAGGTGTCATTAATGCGGACTGGTTCAACTGCGCCAGCAATATCCTGACCAAGATGTCTTGATTTTACATTAACTAATTTATGAGTTCCAAATCTAGCTCCCTCTGTCTCTATTTCATCTGATGTTTTATTTCTCAAGATGAACATATGAGAGCAGAATTGAGTAATTCTATCAGAAAGAGAGACGATGCTTTCGTCGTCAATGATATTTTGTGAATTACGATTATTGGTGATTCCGCTTCTATTTGACTGAACGGAAGTAATCATAGGTATTACTGGATTGCCATCTTCTAGAATTTCTTTTTGAATACACTTCTTAAATTTATCAACCATTTCCCCAACAACTTGCCATTCATTTTTATTGTTAGATGCTTCTGATGTTGTTTTGATGTAGTCAAAAGAAAATATCATGCTATTCCCTCTGCCAACTTTAGAATAATAAAATCTTTTCAAGGTATTAATCATTGAATCTACGTCCATGCCGCCAACATTATAATAATAAAATTTTAGATCTTTAATCTTATTCCAAACTGATCTAATTTTGTTTACAGTTTCCTCGCCAGCTTGTCTCCATTTGCCGCTTTCAATCAAATGCATTGGTACTCCAGATAGTGCGGCACACTGCCTCATGACAAGCTCTTCTTTACTCATTTCTCCATTATCAAAATGCAGAACTGGAACTTTATATTTTGCACTAACCTTTGTTGAGTAATCCATGCAAAACTGTGTTTTACCAACTCCAGATCTAGCAACGATAACAGTGATATTTCCAGGTCTTAATAGAGAACCATAAATCTCATTTACTTTAGTATGTGGTCCCATCATACCAAATTCAGTGATTGGATTATTACCTCTGTCTTCTACGATATTTTCCATTTCATCATAGATGTTTTCTGGTGTATCGTTTCCGATTTCAAATAAATTAATTTTTGAATTATATATAACATCAGCAGATTCAACTATCTGTTTGTAAGACGACTCTGGCGCAATTGTTTTCATTGTCTTTGAAACATTTTGCGCGGAATTATATATTTCTCTTCTTACGGAGTATTTTTTTAATTCTTTAGCTGTTTTAATTAAATTACCAAATGGTACTTTCCTCAAAGCTAAGGATTTAATATAATCAGATGGGTTTACATTGTCTTCAAAAGATAGCCCTATAGAATTCACTCTTTGGGCAATGATGATTTCATCTATTGCATCGCCAGCTTCAATGGCTTGTTTTATAATTGTAAAAATAGTGCTATGAAGATTGCTTTGATCTGAATAAAAATCAGATGCACTTATAAAGTTTGCAATTTGAGAAAAATTATCTGGCTCTTTAATTAGCCCAGCAAGAAACTGTTTCTCTATTTCAAAGTTGTATATCATTATTACTAAATTAACATGTATCTATATCAAAATCAAGATTAATCTGAGATGCATTCAGTATCTCCATCAGACTTCTCCAAGAAATCCATCATCGCTTTTCTTAACCCAAGCTCTGTAATCATTGAATCAAATCTAGAGTAAATTAATGGATGACCCTTCTCAGTTACACATGCGATAATTACCCCTTTATATTTATCGGAATCGCCACTAAATTCATAAAGCTTATTAACTAAGTTCTCTGGTATGCTAAATTCAGGTTGTTCGTATGGTTCAAATTCACTCATTATAAATAAATATCTTGATTTTCAAAAAATTCTTTTGAGACAACATCTGTATGATATATCTCTATTAATTTTATATTGTTTTTTTCACAAAACTCTAGCTTTTTATGATCTCTTTTTAGTTGTTGTAAATATTTTAATCTATTGGTATGGAAAAATTTTATATATTTTGTGTGTTGTTGCCCTTGGACTTCGATAGCTATTTTTTTATTAGCATTATAAAAATCAAACGTTAATCTTGTTCCAGCTATTCTAAATTCTTCAAACACAATATCAGTACTCCAATATGGCTGAAGAAAATTTTTTACATTTAATTGAAGTTTGCTTCTACTATCCTTTTGCCAATCAATTAAATACTTTTTAGCGTTTTTGAGATTTTTCTCTCTTCCATCTAAACCAATAAATTTCATATTAATTTTGATTGCAAATTGCTGATTTGAAATAAGCAGTTAAAAACTGACATAATTTTTTATCGTCTTCAATTATTTTAAATAAATTATAATCTCCTTGAATCTTATCGGAAAGGATAAATCCGTTTTCATTTAGCATTTCTTTAAATTCGTCGGATAGATTAATCCAAGAACCTTTTTTTTCTATAAATTCCCATGCGTAAAGCAAATCTACAATTTCTTTTTCAATCCATATTGAAGTTCCATTTTTTCTTCCATATCTAATTGGATACGAAATAGTCATATTTGTTTTTTCATTTGGTGACTTTTTAACAGTCACCTTTGCAAAATGTCCAATAATTGGATTTTTTTGAATATCGGGTGTTTTGTTGGTTGGGTCTTGTAGTATTAAATCTCCTTTATATCTTGCCTCAAATTCAATTATATAATTAGCAAAGTGAAGCAGTGCGTTTCCACCAGTTGCACTTGTTTGTCTAATTGGAGCTTTTGTATATGGATCTAACTTAATATCAGCCCTAACTTGACTAATAAAAATTGCCATGTGGCCTCTTTTCGCCAAGGCAATTGATAATCTTTTCATAAAGTTGGCAGCGATAACCGCTCCACCAGCTACTTTATTACTATCCTCAAAACTTTTATCTAGATCTCCTCTAGTGATTAATCCGTCAACAGAATCTAACAAAAAGCAATATTTAACTTTTTCATCATTTTTGGAAATGAGTTCCCTCATAATATCAACAACTGTTTCATAAATATTACTTTCAAAAACAAAACATGTGCCAACCACCCATTCTTCAGCCGAAAAAACGAACTTAACGCCAGATCTTTCCCTCATTTCTGGAGAGAGTCTACCCTCAGCTTTGATATAAAAAGCCTTTGTATCTGGTAGGTCTCTCAAGAAATTTTTAACAATCTCTAAAGACTCTGATGTTTTTCCACCTTCATTCATACCAACAAATCTATGAAGTCCTGGACCAAATCCGCCATCTAGTTGCAAATCTAATTGAAGAGACCCGCTAGATACTTTATATGTAATTTCATCTTCAAAATTATAATGATCGCTTTTATTTGATTTTAAAAATGAATCTAAAATATTTTGAGATGATATCGGTTCTTTTTCTTTCGTTTTGCTTTTATTCATTTAAAAAATCTTTAATTGTTTTAACTAGTCGTTTTATTTCTAAATCTTCTCCAGATTTATCTCCAATATTGTAAGTCTGATATTTTGATAAGTCAATCTTAAAATTGAATGCTCTGTACTTTTTATCAAGAACGTTTTTTAATTTATCGCTAACCAAATAAGCTAATGAATCGAATTTTTTTTCAAATGACACTATATTCATAAATTCTAATGAATATCTTTCACATAAAAGATTTAAAAATTTCATTTCGCGCATATAAAATAAACGCTTATCCTTTGTAGGGATAAGCGTAAGTTTGGCAAGAATATGTTTTTTATTAATCTTAGCCTTGGCCATGCTCAAGTATATCCCATTTTATCATTTTGTCAACCAGTTCTTTAAAAGATGTTTTTGGTTTCCACCCAAGTTCTTTACGAGCTTTACTTGAGTCTCCAAGTAGTAATTCAACTTCAGCTGGTCTATAAAAATTTTTATTAATAATAAGTAATGTTTTATTGGTATTTTTTTCTATATATTTTTCATAAATACCTTCACCAGACCAAAATCCTTCAATGGTTGCGGCTTGAAAAGCTAATTCAACAAATTCGCGAATTGTGTGGGTTTCGTTTGATGATAAAACATAATCTTTAGGTTCGTTTTGATTAAGCATTAGCCAAATACCTTCTACAAAATCTTCCGCATCACTCCAATCTCTTTTTGCTTCCAAATTACCAAGTTCTAGTGGATAAAAATCATTATTATTGTTTAGTGCTAATTTTATACGAGCAATATTAGTAGTAATTTTTCTAGTTACAAATTCAACACCGCGCCTTGTTCCTTCATGATTAAACAACCAACCTTGTACTGCATATAATCCATATGATTCTTTCCAAACTTTAACAATCTGTCGTGCAGCAGCTTTTGATGCTCCATATGGACTTCTTGGGCGAAGAGGATGATCTTCATTTTGTGGTACTGTTATAACATCTCCAAACTCTTCAGAAGACCCAGCTTGATAAAATCTACATGTCGGATGATAGTTTCTAATAGCCTCTAAAATATTTAAAACTGAAGTTGCATTTGTTTCCCATGTTTGTTGAGCAAAATCCCAACTACTTCCAACAAAGCTTTGTGCGGCTAAATTAATAAAATAATCAGGTTTAAGTTTTTCAATTACTCTTGAAATTGAATGACAATCAGTAAGATCAAAATTAATTAAATGAAATCTTTTATTATTAATATGGGACAAGTTTTTATGATTATAAACACTTAACCTACGAACACAACCAATTATTTCATAATCTGTATTCTTTAATAAAAAATCTACCATATGACTTCCGTCTTGGCCAGTTACTCCAGTTACAATAATAGATTTTTTATTACCAATAATTTTTCCCGCATCTTCGATATTTAGTATATTCATGTGATCTATTTTTTTGCCTGTATATTTTTCTTCTAAATTATTCATTTATTTATTTATTTATTTTTGCTATGATTAAACCGTCTCCATAGCCACCCTCTGATTCATTGTTAAATAATATTTCAAAATTTATATTTTTCAAAATCTCTAAACATTTACTATGTGTTGGTCCAAGGAATGAATTAGTATGAGTAGAGATGAAAATATAATTAATATTAATATTTAAATTTGACAATTCATTCAAAATAAAAATTTCAGAACCTTGAATATCCATATGTAACATGGATATATTTTCTAGCTGAAACTCGTTTATTAATTGATTTAAGCTTGTTGTTTCTGTCGCTAAATATCCCCATAAGTCAGGACTTGATCTAGAAATCATATCAAAATAATCTTGGTCTATTTCTCCAATCTTGCAGTGTTTAAATTTAAAATTATCACAGCAACTTAATTCAACATTTGATCTACCAAGATCAATAAGTTTACTACTAACTTCAATACATATATTTAATTTATTATTTAAATGATGAAAAAATTTATTAAATAAAATAGAATAAAAACAATCATTAGAACCTAATTCTATCATTATTGGGTTTTCTGTTTTTATTTCATTTAAACATTCTAAAAAAGCCACCGCCTGGAAGTCTTCATAATCGGCTCCACCTTGAAATTTAATATTTTGTTTGACGCTTTCTAAAATATTATTCATATTTTTTGTAATATTTATTTATTATTTCTGAATGCTTATCTTTAAAAGGAAAAACATCGCATCCAAATATTTTTGTATTTTTATCATATTGCCATTCATTGAATAATTTTAATTTATTTGGAGCGTTGTAAAATTTGCTTTTAAAAGATACTTGATCATAAGTGACATAGCTATAATGATCAAGTTTTATTTTCAATTTTAGTGTTTCATATTTTGAGATAATCTTTTCATATTCATTGAAATACATATTTGGAGGCTCGTGTGAAATCCATCTACTGTCTTTATTAATTTTAAAAATTCTCATCCAAGGAATTTGATTGGCCCAGACTCCATCTGATCTTTCGTCGATGCAGTGGTTAAAATCACCCCAAAAATGATTAGCAAAAAAATCAACTCTTGATGGTTGTTCAGTAATTAATAAATTAATTATTTTTTTTATATTTTCATTTGTATAAAATTCATCAACATCAATCTGCCAAACATAGTCAACTTCATAAATTGGAGAATTTTTATAAAACCAATAATTTAACATATTGGTTTTTCCATCCCAAAATCCATTCGCTTCTTTTAAAAAGAATTTAGGTTTATCTTTTATATATTCTTTAATTATTGAGCATGTATTATCAGTAGATTTGCCATCTAATGTGAATTCTGATGTGTCGCCATCCCAATAATGATTTATTGCTTTAGTTGCCCCTTCTGTTATAAATACAGAATCCGCTATGTTGTTTGCTTGTTCAAGCCACGCAAGCAACATTTTATCAGGTAAATGTTTTTCGCCATTAAAAATTATTGTTTGTATTGCTATTTTCATATTTCAAAAATACAATATCCATTTCTATTGTATAAATCATCTACTATGACTTTACGAGTTTTAAGCAAATCTTCTCTTGCCATAAAATTTTTAATTGTTGGCGGTCTGGTATCATCAAGAAATATAATTTTTGATCTATCTTTTAAAATTAAATATTCATCCCAACTGGAATATTCTCCTCCATCTAAAATTAGAAAGTCTATTTTTTCTGGAATTTGATCTAAAACATTTTTACAATTATTAATGTTTTTTAAATCTTCATTATACCATGATAGTTTTAAATTTTTATCATAATCAGTAAAAAATGAATCATCCAATAAGTTAAAATCTAATAGATTGTCACTAATGAATCCATTAATAATAGAAACTTCTTTTTTATCTTGGTAAAAATCAAAAGCGACATCATACATTTCTTTACATGTCTCTAAAGAAATTAATTTTTTATTTGTGTTTTTAATTGCCTCATATATACAAAAAGTGGACCCCATCCCGTTCCATGTTCCTATTTCAATAATATTTTGGACATCTTCTCTTTCGCATATTTTTCTAATATGCAAGCCAGCCTCGTCCTTTAAATCTATTTGTCCAATCATAATTCATTTAAAATTTTTGTCCACAATGAATAAATTATATCTTTATTTGATTGGTAATCAATATTTATTTCTGGTTTTTTTATATTATCCAATTGGAAAAACGAAGCTTTTATTGTTCCGTTGTAAAAATCTGAATAAGATAGCCATTTTTTATTTAGAAAAAGATTAGGTTGCCTATCTGGATTATTATTTGGAAAAACAATTTCAGAAAATAATGGTATTTTATTGTTTATTAATTCAATTGCATACTCTAATGATGGAAAATTAAGCGGAACTCCAGCTTCATATTGTTCAAATATAGACATGGTTGAAATATTGTATGGAAGATGAATTATACTTTGATATGAGTAAAGCTCGTCCCATGAATATTGATGAATTTTACTTTGATGTATAAAATCATGATTATTAAAATCAATTAAAAATTTACTAAAAATTATAGATTGATTTTTTATTGGTTTATATTTTGAATTTGTATATTTACATAAACTAGGAATCCATTGCCATTCTTTTTCAAGAAAAAGCTCACAATATTTTTGATCAAATTGATTGTTTGCAACTAAAATTAAATTTTTATTATTGTTTAATGACTCCTCTAACCACGCTAGTCTTTTAGGGTCATCGGCAAATGGATAATCATACCTTGTCGCTGCAATTACGATAATTGGTTTGTTGAACTTTTCAAATAATTTCAAAAAACAAGGCGGATATGCACATATAAATGCATCATACTTGTCTAATTCATCTTTGTGAAATTTATAAAAAATTTCAACCATTTCTTCGTTTAAGTTTTTCCAATTGTTTTCGTTTATAATTTTGGACGGACAGTTTGGTAAATTAAAAACCCATTTGTGTCCAGACAATGACCATGAATCGACTTTATGACCAAGATCTTCAAAGATGTTTTTGATATCTGCTATAACAGATATGTGACAATCTATATTAAAAAAATTCATAACTAGACAATGCGTTGATATGTTCTATTGGTGTTTCATCGTTTCCATTAAAAACTTGACCAACAAATTCATAGCTCTCCCTTTTCGTTGGAAAAGGTTTCTTTTCGAAAAATTCATCATGTGTAATTTTATCATCACCAATAAATGGAAATAATGTATTTATAAAAAATACATAATCAGTTCCATATTGATTTTCTGGTTTAAAAGATTTTAGAATATTTTCAAAATCATATTTTTTATTAACTTTCATTCCCCACATTCCGCCAAGAATTGGATATCCGTGATGCGGATGGTCTCTCATGATGTGAAATGTCTTATCAGATTTTTCCCACTCATCAACTGCATTTTTTTCTCTTAAATTCAATCTTGAGTCAGTATCTCTAAAGATAACAATATCAATATTATTATCGTAACCAGCTTCGAATCTCCAAAACATTGAAGACCAATCTGGTTTATCTTTTTTAATAAAAATTTCTGAATTTTCTTTTTCTAGTTTATCAATAATTGATTTATCTACATTATCTGAAATATAAAATCTACAGATCCAATCTGGATATATAATCTTTGATAAGATTGCGTTTTTTACTGCACCATCACAGTATTTTGGATCATTACCCCATAATGAAAATGATATTATTTTTTTCATGAATATTTTTTTCTTACTTCTATTACTTCGTCAATGGCCTTTTTTAATGTTTCTTGTTTTGTTGAAACACCATTTGGGTTGTGATAATAAGATCCAATAATTTCATTTATTTTTTGGAATTTACCATCACCAGTTAAAACCCTTAACCACATATCATAATCCGCAGCTGAAAAATATTTCGTATCAAAAAGTCCAAATCTTTCGTGCATGTCTTTTCTCCACATTGGCATACAGTGCGGAGAATTGGTTTTTAACATGTCTTCAATTTTACCTTCATAACAATTTATGACTTTATTTTTATCGCAAAATTCAAAATTTAAATTAGGTTTGTCTGTTTGAATTGTATATCCATAACACAGATCAATTGAACTATTAGATTCTAAAACTTCTACTTGTTTTTGTAATGAATTATAAGATCTTCTATCGTCTGTATTCCAATTAGTTAAAAAATTGGATGTTGATAATTCAATTCCTTTATTCCATGCTTCATATACTGAGCAGTTGCCAATATTAAAATATTTAATATTTTTAAAATCTAAAAATGGAGTTATGTCGTTCAACTCTTCGTGTGGTGAATCTGCATCTAATAATAAGAATTCACATTCATGAAAGATTGATTGTCTTTTTATATCTTGTAAAAAGTGATCTATAAATTCACCAGCTTTAAATATTGAAGTGATTACTGATACTCGATAATTCATGCTAGTGCATGATTATAATATCAAAGCTCTTCTTCTTCAAAAAAATCTTCAATATTTTCAAGATCTGGATTTTCTGTAAAAATTTGGTCTTGATCAACAAATGTAGAATCGTCCCAACCCCAATCTAAACCATCATCATCGCTCAATAATAATTCTTCAGCAGATGCCATGGAGGAAACAGGTTTTGCAGACCAAAATTTACAGCTCCAATAACGGGCTTTCCATTTCGGTCCAATATTTGTATCGCATTGATGACGCGCTCTAAAACTTTTTCTACGCTCTGGGTCGTCGCGGCGAATCTCCATATTTGGATCGCCAAATTTAACTATTACAGTATTACCTTTATCGTTTTTAACATATACGCCAAATTTTTTATTTGATCCACTTGGTAATCTAAATGGTTTATTAAGAGTTTTCTTTTCTGCTTCTGTATAATCAATATCATCTAACTCGATATTACCTTCTTCTTCGATATCAACGCCAGCTTTTACTAAATCAATACGAGCTAAATCAAAATCAATTGAGTCAAATTCCCAAAAACAATCTTCTGGTTTTTGTTCGTAATAAAGCTCCTCTCCTCTAGCGACATCTTGATCTGCAGCGCGGTAAGAATCTTTAACTTTGCCACCTTTCTGCATTTTTAAAAACATATTGACTCTTGCCATAGCCCAACTATTTCTAGTTTGGCCTGGTCTATGAGAAGTCGAAAAAGCACCAAGACCACGACGATAAACTTTCTTTAATTGATTTAAGGTAACTTTTTTATCATATTTTTCATTATGATCAGAAACCTTCTGTTTTAAAGAGTTAACTACTTTTTCAGTAAAAGTGATTTTTGAATCAGAATCTGAAGATGCTGAATCTGGTTTATTTTTTTCTGAACCTCTTCTACGCTCAGATGGTTTAGAAGGTGTTTGCGCTCCACTTTTTGGTCCAGGTCTTGATGCTGCATCAGACTCAACTCCAAAAAAACTTCTTAATTTAGATGAAAAATCAACTTCCATTATATTAATGTTACACTTTTTTTAAAAAAAATATATCTTTTTTATCAAGATTCACATGTAGAACATGATAAAATTGACCTACTCAGTTCTTGAGATGGATTACTAGAACGTTGATAGTATAGACCTTTAATACCTTGCTCCCAAGCAAATATCATAAGTTCATTAACTTCCTTTGGCTTGGTGTTCGGTGGTATCATTAAATTAAGTGATTGACCTTGATCAATAAATTTTTGTCTTTGAGCTGCTTGAATAATAATTTCTTTTTGAGAAATCTCTCCAAATGTTTTAAATGTATCTTTCTCTTCTTGAGTTAAGAAATCAAAATGCTGAACAGAGCCACCTTTAATCAAAATAGACTTCCATGTTTCTTGATCATTTTTATCTTTTTCTTTAAGAAGTTTTTCAAGATAAGGGTTTTTATAAGTAAATTTACCCTTAGCGAGATCCTTAACAAAATAGTTACTATTAAGAGGTTCAATAGAAGGCGAAACTTGACCTAATATAAATGAACTGCTAGTTGTTGGAGCAACTGCAAGAGTAGTGGAATTGCGGCGACCATATCCTTCAAGCATTGGAGGTTCTCCAAATAAGTTTGAAAGTTCGATTGTTGCCTTATCTGATTTTTCTCTAATAGTGCGCCAAATTTGACCATTAAGCAGTTTAGCATCCATAGATTCGAATGGAATCATTTTTGACTGAAGTAGTGAGTGCCAACCAAGAACACCGACACCAAGAGCGCGTTGATTAATAGCAAACTTACGTGGAGCCTCCATAAACTTGACACCATCTGTCTTTTCAATAAACTCAGACATTACAGCATCAAGAAAATATACAAGAGTCTCTACTGCATCTGTTTCAGCAATCTCATCCCATTTCTCAAGATTAAGAGATGAGAGATCGCAAACAAATGATTCATCATCTGAATTAGAAAGCATAATTTCATTACAGAGATTAGAGTTATTGATTTTAAGCCCTTTATCTTTATACATTTGAGGAGCTTGATTATTAGCATTATCAGAAAAGAAAATATATGGATAACCAGACTCAAAACGTTTCTTGATCACAAGACCCCAAATCTTACGAGCTTCTTTATCTCCTTCAATCATCTTTTTCATCCATTCGTCAGAAACACAAACGCCGATTGACATTTCTTGAATTTCGTGACCTTCACCACGAATTTTAAGAAATTCTTCGATATCTGGATGATCGATAGGTAGATAGGCGGCAAATGAACCTCTACGAACATTGCCTTGAGAAACAACATTCATAAGCTTATCGTAAAGCTCCATAAAATGTACTGAACCTGTAGATTTCCCGCCAGATGAGATTGAGGCTCCTCTGCCACGCAACGCTCCAAAATATGCACTAGTTCCTCCACCCGCTTTGGTCATTTGACCAACTTCTGAAATTTTTTCAAGAATTGAAGACATTTGGTCGGAAATGAAACTACCAAAACAGGAAATAGGTAGACCTCTCTCACGGCCAAAATTACTCCAAATTGGACTGGATAAGGAATAAAAACCCTTTGACATGTAATTGACAAATTTGTCTGAGAAACCATCAAGATTACCTAATAAAGATTCAGCTCTATCAGCAATATCTTTAATCCTCTGCTCTGGTGTTTCACCTTCTGTCAGATACCCTCTTTCAAGAAATTTTCTTGAATCCTTGTTTAGCCAATATACCTCGTTCTTCATAAATTAAAACAAATCGTCTTCACTGAATGATTGATTCTTCTTGCTGTATTCCACTGGTCTTGAGTGGAAAAAGTCAGTCATATTATTACCAAGAAGCTCCTCATCAAACCATGTTGTTGATGATAACAGTTCTTCATTGATTTTAAACACTTTTGGAAAATTAATTTGAGATAATGATTCATTGATTCTATTTTTAATGAATTCCTTTAAGATCGGCGCTGATAATCCCTCTTGATTCATTCCATTTACCATCCAATCAACAATTTTTGATTCTGATTTGAAAGCCTCTTCCGCCTCATGAAGAATTCTTTGCTCAAGCTCTTCATCAAAAAGCTCTGGGTGCTCTTCTCTAATGGTATTAATAATCTTAATACCAACAAGTGCATGGATATTTTCTTCATTGCGAGTATATTTCACTTGTTGATCGGTATCCTTAAGGACATTCTTAAAACGTGCAAACCAATTAATAATATAGAACTGAGAAAACAACGAAACATTCTCAACAAAAAGAGTGAATAAAATTAAAGCATAAAGATATTGCTTTTTGGAGTCTTTGTAAAATTTATGAGTATATTTTTTTAAATATTTAACCCTGCCTTGAATCCATTCAAGTTTAAGATTTTCATCAAAAATATCTTCAAGATCCAAAACACTAAGGAGTCTTTCATATGCGCTGTTATGAATAACTTCTACATTGGCCATTACATAGCCAAGATCTTGAAGAGATGGATGAGGTAGATTTTCTCCAAGTTTAGCCCAAAATGTTTTTACCGCAACTTCAATTTGTCCAATCGCTGACAGAGTGCGTACTACAATCTCTCTTTCTTGATCAGAAATCTCGGTTTTAAACTGTTGAACATCAGCTTTAAATGAAAATTCCTTATCGGTCCAAAAGCCATTATGCATAGCCTCGATAAATTGTTCAGTCCAAGGATAAAGATTCGGTTTGCGGGAGATTTGCTCTTCAAAGATCATAGTAATATGATTTACACTATATCCCAAATTTAAAATTTTACAAGATGAAAAAATATTATTTTTTGACTTGACTTTTTGAAAAATAAGATTATAATAACGTTAACGTTATAGATAAGCTTACCTGAATAGATATTAATATTAATTAATATAAATATATTATATCAAATATTTTATTGATAATTTTATTGACAAATATCTTATCTTCCCTTATAAGGGTGACGTGCGGAATACTCTTGATAAAAAAATTATAGCAATAGCTGGTAACGCTAGATCTGGAAAAGATACATTAGGTAGATATATATCAGAAATACTTAATAATCATGAAATATCAACATCTTTGAATTCGTTCGCAAAAGCCTTAAAGCTTGAGGTAGATCCACTGTTAAAAAACAGCTTAGGGATTTCTGCATTTACAGAAGACTCTAATGAAAAAAAACTCATTAGAGATTTTCTTGTTTTTTGGGGATCAGACTTCAGAAGAAGACTAGATGAAAATGTATGGATTAATGAATTAGAAAAAGCTTATGATAAAAAATCTGTTTTGATTATTACAGATCTCAGGTTTGAAAACGAATTAAAATGGGTTAGACAAAACAATGGAATAGTTCTATTTATTTCAAGAATAAATGATAATGGAGAAATGATAGAACCAGCCAACTCTTATGAAGAGATTAATAATAAAATATTATTAGAGTCTTGCGATAATTCTTTAACATGGCTTACAACAAAAGACGAATCTCTTTTAAAAAACCTATCTCATGAGATCATTTCCCCTTTATTAAACAAAGAAATATTTGAATTATGGAAAGCGACTTGTCCCTTATAAATAAGATAAAAGATAATAATCACGAACCAAGTTTATTAGAATTAATTAATAGACATTCTGGCATTTATGCATCAATGGTCGAAAAATTTACAAAAAATCCATTCTCTGTCATAGACAAGGGGTTTATAATGGATGAAAAAGATTATACAATTTATTCATCTGCTTTAAAGTTCGACCCAGAAAAATCTACAAAATTTTCTACATACTTAGCCAACGAAACAAAATGGAAGTGTTTGAATATTTTAAATAAAATTAAAAAAAATAAAACGTACTCAATCAGTGATGAACTGAACTTTATAGAACCGTCTTGTGATAGTTTTTTAAATGACCTACAAAGAGAAGAGGTATTTGAGGGTTTTAAAAAAATTTTAAATGAAGAAAAAGATGAAAGATTGAAAAAAATTATTGACATGAGGTATTACATGTCTAATAATAAACTCACTCCTTGGAAAAAAATAGCCAAAGAATTGGATTTATCAATCCAAGGATGTATCAATATACACAATAAATTCATAAACAACATCAAAAAAGAAATAAATCATGTATAACACAATTATTACAGCTTGTCATCTAGTTAACGATCCAGAACTTAAGGAAGTAGGATCAGATAAAAAGGTTTGTAAAATGCGAATTGCTATTTCAAATCCAAACTCAAAAACTAAATGTTTTATTGATTGCGAAGCTTGGGATAGAAATGCAGAAATCTGCTCTCAATATCTCAAGAAAGGTAGAGAGGTGTTGATTCAGGGAGAGCTTTGTATGGATTCCTGGAAACAGGACGAAAAAACAATGACTAAGTATTTTATTAAGACTTCAAACATCCAGTTCTTGTCAAGTGGAAAGAAGGACGAATCAAATCAGAGCGGCTCTGTTGAACAAAAGACACAACAAACCACTCAAGCTCCATCAAGTCAAAGCTCAGACGAAGATATTCCATTTTAATTATGAAGATCTTAGTAGAAGCACCACTTAATCCATTGAGTCTTGGTAATGTCTCTTTAAATATCATAAGAGAATTCTTTAACAAGAATGTAGATATTGGATTATTTCCAATTGGTAATATTGACTTAAAAGCTTTTGATTTAAATCCTGGTTTTATAAGTTATATACAAAAATCTATTGATAATAGATTTTCATTTCTAAAAAAAGAAATACCCAGTTTTAAACTATGGCATTTAAATGGAGGTGAAAATAGAAAAAATAAAAATCAATATTTGTATACATTTTATGAATGTAACCAACCAACTAATAGTGAAATATCTATAGCCAATTCCCAAGAAAAAACATTTTTTAGCTCTACTTATGCAAGAGACTCCTTTTTGCAAAAAGGGTGTGATAATTCTGTTTTTATTCCACTTGGCTTTGATAAGGACTTTTATAGAAATGATAAGAGATACCTAAATAACATAATCCATTTTGGATTAATGGGCAAATTTGAAAAGAGGAAACATACTGGAAGAATTATCCAGACATGGTTAAAAAAATATGGGAACAACAATAATTACCAATTAACTTGCTGTGTGTCTAATCCATTTTTCAAACCAGAAGATATGGAGGCCGTCATTCAAAATGTTTTAGGAGGAAAAAAATACACAAACATAAACTTTCTTCCATATCTACAGACAAATAAAGAAGTTAATGATTTATTAAATTCTATAGACATTGACTTGACTGGTCTTAGTGGGGCCGAGGGTTGGAATTTACCAGCATTTAATGCTACTTGTTTGGGTAAATGGAGTATTGTTCTTGATGCTACATCTCACAAGGATTGGGCTAATAAAGATAATTCGATTTTAGTTCAACCAAGTGGCCAATTTGATTGCTATGATCAAGTTTTCTTTCAAAAGGGTACTGATTTTAATCAGGGTACGTTTTTTGATTGGAATGAAGATTCTGTTATTTGCGCCATGGAAATGGCTGAAAAAAAAGCGAGACAAATTAACACAGAAGGACAAAAATTAGCAGCCAATTTGACATACTCAAATACAGCAGATAAGATTTTATCTAGTATTTTTACTAATTGACACTTGGCATAATATATGATATAGAAAAAGCCTATGAGTACATTATTTACTAATACATTATTTGATGAGCTGTTTTCAACAGCTGATTCCCGCCACGAAAATAACTCTACAAAATCTTATATTAAAGATGCTGGAGATGTTTATACGGCAGAAGTCGAACTTGCTGGATATGATAAATCTGAAATTAAAATTACAGCAACAGATGAAACACTTAAAATTAAAGCTAAAAACGAAGAGAGATCTAAAGATTTAGTTATTAATCTTAATAATCTTGTTTCAATCAATCATATCAAATCTGAATATAAAAATGGACTACTTAAAATAACACTTCCAAAGAAGTCTATATCTGATAGTCTAGATATAAAAATAAACTAACGCAAATAAAAATAGGCAGAATTGAATTTCTGCCTATTTTTTATATATAATATATATGCCAATTTATACATATAAAAATCAATTAACGGACGAATATAAAGATGTATTTCAATCCATGAACGATAAACATGAATACTTTGGGGAAAGTGGCGATGAAGATAATTGGATAAGAATTTTTTATAATCCAAACGCATCTATTGATACAAGCATAGATCCATTTAGTTGTAAAGACTTTAACAATAGAACGGAATCAAAAAAAGGAACAGTTGGAGACATGTTGGACTATAGCAAAGAAATGAGTCAGAGGAGAGCTGATTTGGCTGGCGGAAAAGACCCTGTTAAAGAAAAGTTTTTTGAAAACTACTCTAAAGAAAGAAAAGGAGCTAAACATCCAGAACAAATAAAAACCTTTGAAAGCAAAAATGTTAAAGTTGATTATACTTAAAAAGTTTAATTAAATTATTTGCTTCTTCTTTACTTTCAAACCAAGTCCATCCATCTACTGGATAGTCATATTGATCTTTGTCTTGTTTTACTAAAACAAATCCATTTCCTTCTACTATATTTGGAGCATATAAAAGTTCCTCATTATCTTTTTTGTAAAATCCCTCTGTCATAAAATTATGCTGTTACTGCCCAACCTTTTAATAGGGCGGTTCCTGTTCTTAATTGTCTAAATGTTAAAGTGTTTGAAGCGCTAGTGGTCATTGGACGAGATACAACTATACTCACATTAGGATTGATAGAAACCACTTGTGTTCTGTATCGTAGAGTACCTGACGGCGTACCAGTCGTAGTTAATGGTAATGCGGGACCACCCAAGGTTGCTGCTACTTGAAATGTACCTGCGGTTGCATTGACTACATAATAAATTCTATTAGTAACAATACCAGTCGTTGTTACTATAGTTGCAAAAGAAACTTCATCTCCATTATTTAAACCGTGTGATGCTAAGTTGACTAAATCACCAGCGTCTGTGAATGTTACAGCTCTTGCTGTAGTAAGTGGCGATCCTGTTCCTGTAATTTGCATACCAACAGCAATACCAGTTGTATTTGCCATACTTATTGTCGTACTACCGACAGTTGTAGTTCCTGTTAACGTTACAGGAGTTGGCGCTCCCCAATTATTTGTAACTGTTATTGTTTGAGAGGACGTTCCTATCGTGTCTAGATAATTAAAAACAGATTCAAGTTCTTCTTTTGATAATTTACAAGTCGAATAATTTATTGAATATTCAGATCCGTTTAATGCTGCTCTTGTAAGTGAATTACAACTAGTGAAGATTGCATTGAATTTAGTGGTTGTTGTCCCAGCTCCTGAAATTAATAATGGAACGGTTGTAAGAGATGCGCAACCATTAAACATATCACTCATATCTGTCACATTAGAAGTATTGAATAATGGAACAGTTGTAAGAGATGTGCAAACAGCAAACATACTACCCATATCTGTCACATTAGAAGTATTGAATAATGGAACAGTTGTAAGAGATGTGCAAACAGCAAACATAT